CCAGAGATGGCCTCGAAGAGATTTCGGGTAACACCGCAAAGGGCATAAAAACGAGCTGGCTCTCGGGGGATTAACCGACGAATCGGGACCTGTTCCCAGGAATTGGCACCCCTCTGCTAACCCACTTGAGCTGTAACCTCCCTGTTACTGCAAGGCGCCCGCCTCTACAACTCGACGTTACCGATAGCCACAAGGGAAATCGGAACAGAAGGAAGAAGAGAACGCTGAGCTCCTCCACTTGGGGCGATCCGAACGGTCTCTGACAAGAACCACCGGTTCGCGGGAAATGAATGGATGGTCATCAATCCATTTACCTTTAAGTGATACCCTTAAAAGAGCAGGGTAACCTCGAGAAACAAACTCGAAAAGCTCCTTCGGCCAGACGAAGGACCACTTAAAACCACCCCAAGTGAAGTGCAAGGAAAGCCGCCATCCGCGGTACCTAGCCTTCCATTCCTTAAGTCTAAGTCGATCAATGGTCCGGACATAAGGTACCACTTTACGTCCCCGCCAAAAATCGACACGGTCCCTCGAAAGAGTGGCCGCGGCGTAAGAAATGAAAGAATAAATACGTGAATCGGGAGGTGGCCCTACCACGACCGGTAGGTCCCGATTCACACCACTCTCCTTGATCGGGGGCGCGTCATTAAGACACGCGGACCTGAACCAACGACGACGGACCAGCTCCTTCCGCCACCAGGGGCCGAGCTCAGAGAGCGCGTCGAGAGTCCCCCGGAGGGAAATCTCATACCGCATGAGCACACAGACTATCCATAATTGGACACTCCGCCTGAACGATGCGATACCCCTAATGACGGAAGGGAGTATAGTACCGGGTGAGTTAGAAGTAGGTCGGAGAAAAGATAGAACAGGTTTCGCGACAAACCTGTGCTGATTAGCGTCGTAGATAGAACTATTGAGTTCCATCCACCGGCGGCTAATCCCTGTCTTCTCTCTGTTAACAACGAAGCCAACTGCTGAAGTAACACGCTCCCACGCTCGAAAGAGCATAGGAGTGCCGTTAAAGCAACAATCGTCGCCGTTGAACCTACCACACCTCACATCCCTGCAACCGGCGGTGACATCGCAGGCGATGTCATAACAAACCTTGTTTAGCAGGCACAACACTGGGAAACTGACCAGATTCCCCATCATTGAACCCCTCTTGATGGGCCGCGGCTCACCGTTACGCGGTTTGTAACGCAGATTGGAGAAACTCTCCAATAACACACTCCTTTCCACCGTCGTTAACTCAGGACACTCCGCGAGGGTCTCGACGACCGCCATAACAGCTGGCAAGTAAAGCATATCAGTTGATGATTGGTAGTCACCGCTAATACACTCCTCACCTTCACGACGATCGGCCAACACCGCCTCGAAGTCCCCCTTCGTAACGTCCCCACGGACACACCAGCCAAAGGAGCTAATGTGATCGTAAAGTGCGTTATGAACCGGAGTCAAGACAAGCTTCACTCTGGCGGGTTGCATAGTTACGACTCTATGCTTCCCCTTGGTCTTCGCCACGCCACGCCTAAGAAGAGAATGATCCTGAGACCATTCATTAGGACTACATGCGAGCGTCCCGCCCTGGCGAGCGGGAACCTCATAACACCCTTGTACGTCAGGAACGTACTCCCCAAGGAAAGGGTCACCTCCAACGACCCTCCTCTCACTCAACCTCCTCCCCCACCCTCCGACGAGCTCACGAACCC